TGCATAATTTCCTGAGCACCTGAATATTTGTGAGCCGCAATTAGTATTGTACTGTCTGGTTTAAACATTGCATACCATAACAAATATGCGGCCGCACATGTGGATTTGCCTGTTTGTCTAGGTAACATTGCTATACTATATCTGTGACTGTGATATACATCTATTAAGCCTACCTGATAATCATACAAGTCAAACTTCATGCGACCTCGTGTAGGGTGTTGAATATAGCAATGATTAAGAGCAAAATATGTTGGATCGGCCATGCATTGTGCTAATTCCATCATTGCATCTTTTGAAAAACTTTGTGATTTGTGAGGGCGTTTGATGAGCCCGGTATCTACTGACATTTAATATCCCATATATTATTTGGTATTTGGATTAGGCTGATAAAAAATATCTGGTCCTTGTGAAGGCCAAATGTAAGGTATATTACTTGCTAATACGCCTGATTTACGTAATGTATTTAATCCTTTACCGCTTGTAGCAGTAATCATTGACATAGAGCCCACCGCCATACTTGACATAACTTCCCATTTGCCTCCCATATCAGGATTGGATTTGTACCAATCAAAATTGGCGGCAATATAAGCATCTAATACTGCGTCAGCTGATGCATTAGGTTGTCTAAATACATTTGTAATTGAATCTCCAAACTGTTGGAAACGTTGTTGGAATACTGCTTGACCTATTTGAGCTCTTCTGCCAGCATCTAAGTCAAGTGAATTAACAAGATCTACGAATATTTTTAAATTCATAGTTTTTGGTGGAGTACCTCTATTACCTGGTGTATTAAAGTAACCTTGTAGTGGCTGTTTAAGTTCTTCAAATTGCATTAATATTTGTTTTACTCTATCAGCTGATACACCACCTTCGCCTAATCTGCCACTACCTTTAGTTGAAGCAACTTTAAGTTCTACAGGAACTCCCTTTACATCAATATCGCCTGTGCCTTTTTGTGTAATGTCTTGACTTAGTATTGCAAGTGCATGTTCACCTTTACCTGCACGTTGTAGTCCTGCACCAAAATCTAAAAATTCTAAAAACATTTGAATATTTACAGGGTCGTTGTTAAATACTTCATTGAAACTGTAATGTCCATCTTTTAAAAATGCGTTAACATTTACACATTGATTTTTTTCAAAGTTATCAAGAAATTGATTTTTTTGTGATAGGTTTAATCTATCTGATGCAACAATTCTTTCAGCAATACTTTTCATTGCTTCGTCGCCATATTCTCCTGCTAGTTTACTATTAACCAATGGAAGAAATCTATCAACAACGCCAGTTTTATTTACAAGGGAATATACACGATCTAATAACTTGGCTTGTTCTTCGTCGTTAGGATCAATGCCTTGTATTCTTTGCATTATCTCACGTTTTGCCTCATCGGCATCTTGATATTCGTATAATATTTCGTTTGCTCTCATACTAGTATTTACCATGTCAGAAAAAAAGGCGACAATAAATTGCCGCCTAAGTTTCTATTAAACTCCAGCTAGTTGTTTTAGCCGGTTTACATTATCACTAACGGGTGTATTTTTTGCTTCGTCAAAACCTTCGGATCCACCTTCCATACTAGCCATACCATCTTCTTGCATGCCTTGTTCTGTGAATACAACTTTGAATCCAACCATTTTACTAATCGCCGCTTCAAAGCCACTATCTGTATAGATTGTCCATGGACCATCATGTTCTACGCTTACTTTTCTGTAACCATCATCTTCATCATCATCCATGTAACCGCCTGGTTCGTATGGATTTTCTATTGTAACATTTGATACTTGTACTGATTCTGGATTTGAACCATCTCTGTCCCAAATACTGTCACCAGCAAGTTTTACAGTTTTTGATGGTATAGATTGAATAATTTCATCTGCTTCGCCTATTTTCATATTTGCTAATGCATCAACATGTTGCTTTATTTCGCTATCATCCATGTCAACATGTGGAAGTTTTTTCAATATTTCTTGTACCATTGGATGATCCATCAGTATATCGTTGTCCGTATCTAGGAAATCAGTGAATTCATAGTATGTGCTATCACTGAAGTAATAATTATCTTTTTGTATATCTTTAGCATGTTCAATTGCATCATGTACAAATTGTTGGGCTTCTGCATCAATGTCTGACATATAACCTTCATCTACTGGCAATCCAGACAGTTTTTTAAGTCTGTTTATGTCTTCATTTTTTGCTTTTTCATTTTTTGCTTCTACTAGACCTAATTCTTTTGCAATCTTCCAACGCAATTCTTCTAAGTCGCCCATCTCAACATCTCTAATATCTCTACCACTATCGGCTACTGTTCTACGCAATATATTATCAATTTTACTTGCATTTTCTCTGCCTAGTTTATCAGCATCACCATAGCTCATTCTATATTCGTTAACTTCGCCTTCCATTGGTACAATAGCACTAGATCTATCAAGTACCTGGTACAATGCTTCTATGTGTTTACGCATTGTTGTAAGTTGGTCTGTTAAATCTCCAGCACCAGTTGAATCATAATTCATATCCATTGTTGCTAATTCATCAAATTCGCCATTCAATCTTTCTAATGCTTGGAACATATCATTGAGTTTGTCACGCTTCATTGAATCTGTTTTATCTTCTTGAACACTTTCATTTACTGGTTTACAATTTGATTTACAGTTACAGTTAGATCCACAATTACCACCACATGAGCAGTTGCTATCACAACCACATGATGCTTCATTTAATGCACTTAGATAATTAGAGATTTTTTCCTGTAATTCCATTAGATACCTGCCAATTTCTTCAGTGCTGAAACATCTGCTGATACTGTTTTATCTGTAGTTGTTTCACCAATGCCTGCAAGTTTTTTAAGATCTGCAATGTCTTGATTTTCTTCAACTGACTCTTTGGCTTTTTTCTTTTTCTTGTCGTCATCGTCATCATCGTCATCATCATCTGATTTCGGTGTACCATCAGCATCCATATACTTCTTATCAGTATAATCATACTCTCCTGGATAAGGTTTTCTGCCTTCTTCTACTGATTCATCAGCTTTTTCTTTATCTTTATCTTTGGCGGCTTTTTTCATTGGCTCTTCTTTGTCACCATCGCCATCAATATCTATATAATCTGGTTTTGCTTTCTTTTCTTCAATTGCCTGCTCAACAACTTCCTCTTGAGCTTGTTCCTCAACTGCTTCATCCTCGCTGAGATATTCCTTAAATTTTGCCATCATGTCTTCTACTTCATGATCTTCAAACACTTTATCTTCACCTTCTACAACCTTTACTGGCTGTGGATCTGCATTCATGTATTGTCTAAGACTTTGGTTTACATCTGCTTCTGGTGCCTGTACCTCTTCTGGTTCAGGGTGCTTTGTGTTTGCTGGACTGTTGGCCCACTCAGTTTGTGGCATTCCAGCTAGTTTTCTTAATTCATCTATGTTCATGCCTTTTCTCCTTCGTAGCCAACACCTTCTGGCATTTGCTCTCTTCTAAGTTTCATCATTTCGTCTACGAATTTTGTTTTGAAATCTTCGCCATAGTATTCTGCATGATCTACTTTTTCTACGTCATCTGCACTATAGTCTTCTGATTCTAATTTAACTTTGTATTCTTCGTCTTTTTTTGCTTTTTCTTCTGCAAGTTCTCTAGCCATTGCTGGTTCATTGTGTGCTCTTACTTTAATTTTGTTTTCGCCAATGTTCCATATTCTTACTATTTCTGTCATCAAGCCAAATTGACTTGCTGGTTGGTCACTATCAAAATCAATAGTTGTTACATTAACACCTCTTTCACCTGGGAAATCAATTGGAGCACTTTGTAAAATTCCTCGCTTGGGTGAATTTACACTTTTTACTTCATACTTTTTAAGATGTTCTTCAAGTGCGTCCATCATTTCGTCCGAAACTTCTTCAGAGGTTTTGATTCTGTAACTATAACTGGATTTTGATTCTGTCAAATATGCTTTTAAATAATTCATGTTATTGCTCCGTTAAAGTTATTTATCTTTCTTTAAGCTGTCTGCTATGGTTTTAAGACTTTCAATCATACTGTTTCTATCACTAGTGATCTGTTCACTGTCATGGTGAATTACAGTACCATTGGCGCCGTTGCCATCTTTATCTAACCTTGCTTTTTTAAGCTGTAGGTCTATCATCTTCAGCTTTTTATCCATTTTATTTGTTTTTGCTGTAATAGCATTGTTCATCATTTTACTAGCAACATCAAATATTAAGGCGGCATGTCTATCTTCTACATTGTTTCCTAGTGCTACTAAGTCATCAAATGTATTCATTGCCTTTTGTGCATAGTTATCCATATCAGTATCTAATGCATTTAAACCAGTTACTTGAGGTAATGCTGAGTCTATTTTATCAGCAGTTCTAATAACTTCTTGTATTTCTTCTGGTGCTAGTGTTAATTCTGTTTTAACTTCCTCTTTAGTATCTTCTATAGGAGGTAAATTAAATTCATCTTCTAATTTTTTTGTCAACGTTTCTTTCTCCGTTTAGGCCTATTACTTTTTGGCTTATTGAACATTTCGTTTTCTGTTATAACTCGAAAACCCATTCCTTGTTGATTAGCCCATTGTCTTGCCATTCGCCATTTAGCTTCATTAACTGCGGCATGCATTTTATCATGTGTGCTACGAGCATTACCCATTACTTGACTATTGGGTTTCACTTCTACGATCTCTGCATGTTTCTTTCCATTTTTATCTGCATATATCATAAAAAAGTCTGGTACATACGAAGTCTTTTTACCAGTTACTGGATTGATATATGGTATTCTATGTGCTTCACTTGCCCAAGCTAATATGTTTGGGTGATTATCGCACATACGCATAAAAGCTAATTCCCAACCACTTCTATAACGTGGTGTATGCTTACCTATATACTTAGTTGGGTTTTGAGGCTTAAAGGCTCCTTGAATATACTTTGCCATTTCAGGCCACCTTAGATTTTATCTTCAAATCTGACATCATAGTATTCATAATCAAATGTTATTGTATGTTCTACTACACCAGAATCTGCATAATTTAATGTATCTCTACTTACTTGTGTAATTACTGGTCTAAATAAAGTATATACATCTCCACCATCTGCTCCATCTTCTACAGTACCAGAAAAATTAAGAATAGTAATCATATTAATAGGATCTTTGTACTTTACAGTTTGTAAATTTTCATTAGATGTGAAGTTATATGTTCTCATATCACTACTTCTATTTGGTGCTTGACCAAAATAGTGATTATCATATGCTGATAGAAATTTATTAAGATTTCCTTCTCTATCATCTCTAACAGTCATTGTAACCGGATTATAGGTTTTACTTAAAATAGAAATAACTTTTTTATTGTAAGAATTATTAGTTATTGTGTTGTATGTTGTGGAAGGCAAATTAACGTTTGTTACGCTAAATTGCCTTCCTATCATTACGTTTTCAGCTAAGTCACTCAAAAATTCTACAGCATACTGGTATTTTTGCTTTGGGAGTTTGATGCTTCCTGTGTTTGCGCCGAAAACATCAACTGCATAATTTTTGAATCCCATAACATTACCTTACCTTAACCAGTTGCTCTTTGCGTGCCTGGTGTATTTGAACTACCACCTTGTGCTGGTGCTAGTGTATTAGTTGCTCCTGAATCAAGTGTATGTTCACAATTATCATAACGTATTGTCATTGTTATCTGTACTTGTTCACTTGATGCATAAGTTAAATCACCAAAAGTCACGTTTGTAAGCATAGCACCTTCCATCTTAAATGATTCGATTGGTTCTATACTTGTTTGCGAATTTGCTGGTCCTGCGGCCTTACCATGTGAGCCGTCCATCATATCAATAATGCATTTAAATTTATAGTTAGATGCGGCAGAAGGCGAAGTTTGATTTTCGTGATCAGTTTGAGCTGATAGTTGTGCGTTTACTGCTTGTACTACATCACCTGCAATATCATCACGTACTACTAATGTGACTGGATCCCATGTATGTTTTCCAAGCATGTAAATTCTTGAATTGTAAACATCTAGTGTTGTTTCATCATATGTAATTCCTGGTCTGGTTACGCTTACCACGTTTTCTGTAATGGAAACAGTATTTCCGGGATTATCTCCAAATCCATTTAACAAAACTCGATAACGAAATTGTAATTTCGGCATCGCGGCTGGTCCGCTTCCTCCATCTACAGGAACTGTAAATTTGTTTAGTGCCATTTTATAACTCCCAATAGTTAAACTTTTTATCTTCTTATTGAAGCTAAATGTATTTATGAAAAACTGATAGAAAATTTTCAGGGGTCAGAAGAATAGGCCCAAACGGGCCTATTCTAAGTAGATTAATTAACCAAGTTGTCCTGTATTAACAATTCTTACTGGAATATAGATGAATTCTATACTCTTTGCAGGAGCAATAGCAACATCAATGTATAGTTCATTTCTGTCTATTCTCGCTGGTGTGTTGTTGGAACCATCACAAACTACTGCAAAATCACTCAAGCCTCTTTTTGCTTGAATATCTGATAGGAAGTTTGTAAATAGTAATCCAGCTCTATCTCTTGTTGTTTCATCATTAGGTTCAAACAAGAAAGGTCTAGCCAATACATCAAATCTTTCACGTAAATATGCTACTAAACGTGCAACGTTTACACGATCTAATGCACTAGTTGTACCGTGCAATGATTTTTGTCCAAAGATTGTAATTCCAGAATCTGGAAAGTTTGCAATCGGATTCATTTTAGCAGAATATAAACTGTCTCTTTGACTGTTTGTTAATGCAGTTGCTTTAAATTCATTTTCGCCGTCAACATAACCAACACCAGATGCGTTAGAAATAACACCTCTGTTTAGTCCTGCTGGAGCAAACCACTGATAAGATACTGCATCACTACTTGCAATTTGATAAAGTACAGAATGTGATGGATATGTAACTACTGTAGATCCTGCTGTAGGCTCTGTTGCTTTCAATGCAGGATAGTATGTAGCACTATATGTGCTTTTAGTTACTAGAGCATCTTCACCGTTTTCAGTTGCTCCTGCTCCGCCAATCCATGTAACAATGTCAGTTGGTGACTTACGTAGTGGTGAGTCAATAATAACAAATGCAGTATTACCTCTGTTATTGTTCATTGTAGACATTTCGTCTGCTAATTCTGGATAACCAGGTGTAGCAATTAACGAATAACTTAAACTAGCATCTAAGTTATCAGTGTCTGAAGCAGTTGCTTGTAATGCAGTTGCAATAATTTTACGTTGTGCAAATCTACCAAACGCACCCGAACCATCTGCATGATTAGAGGCGCCATTTCTCCAAGCACTAGCTGTTGAATTATATGATCTCACAGTATTTTTACTTTGAGCCATATTAATTACAACCATTCCAGTTGGATAAATTGCGGCATCTGGAGCACCAGTAATTTCTGTTGCGTTACCGCCATCTGTTGCATCTGCGGCAGTATCTGTGATATCAGCAAACAGAACACCATTTGATGTACTTTGATCTGCATTACTATGAAGTACCCATGCACTATTACCAGCATTTCTCTGATAAATTTTTGGATAGGCACGCTCATTTGCTAAACCATATCCACAACTAGTTGTGTCAATCCAAAGATCTCCTGCACTTGGTCCTGTTGGAGCCGTTGTAGCATAAGTCGGAGTAATAGTTGTATAGTTACTACCATTTACTTTATAAACATCTAGTCCGGTAAGTGTATCGTCAAACCAATATGTACCATTTGCGGCAGTACCAGTTGGTTCTGCATTTTGTGCTGATTTGGTTGTTAAAGTATCAAGTACTTCAACTCCACCTGCGGCAGAAACTTGTTGCAAAATAATTAATGCTTTAGTATTTGCATCAACGTCAGCTAAAAAGTTACCTGATACGGCAGTTGTAGATGTTAATGCAGTTGTGCTTGAACCATCTTGTGGTATAAAGTCACCTATTGCAGTTGATTCACCAGCACCTAATGAACTTGTTACACCTTGAAGTGAAGTAAGTGTCCAGCTACCTGTACCAGAATGCTTATAAATTTTTAAGTCTAAGCCGTTACCTGGTGAAGTAGTTTTAATCCAAACATCTCCTGCACCTGGTGATGCTGGAGCAGTATAGTGTGGTGCCCATGAAACAGTTTCACCTGATGAAAGATTGCCGTCACTGTCTAGTTCTTCCCATGCTCCACCTACTCCATAAAAGTATTCAAGTGATGCATTACCGTCTTGGTCTAAGTGTATAACAACTAGGAAGTTTCCGTTAACTATGGATGTAGTTATTGAATATCCACTAGCACCCAATGAATGAGCATCAGTTGCCGCGGCGTTTACTTCGATAGTTGGAGTTTGCTTTTCCCATGTACTAGAAACTGCATTCCATTTATTGATACCATATTCGCTGGCATCTGTGTCGATCCACATACTATTAGCAGTTGCGTATGTTGCTGTTGGTGTTGTGGTTGTGGGGATAAGTTGTGTAGTGTTTACATCTGCTCTTGAAATATACGCACTACCACCTTGTCCCAAAAAGCTATAAGCGGCCAACAATCCGTATTCGCTGGTTTCGTCTCCAACGATAGGTGTTGCTCCACTTTTTCTGAAGAAAATATCTCCAAAATTTTGTGTTAATTCTCTCTGAGATGTTACCAGTAGTGGTGTGTTTGCTTTTGCACTTTTTGTATATGGTGCAATAGAGTCTGAAGCACTACCTGTAGGATCTGTTTTATTTGATCCTGTTGCAACCATTATAAACGGTATAGTACCGGCGCCTGGTGCGGCGTATGCTGATTCGTCTGAAACACTAACTGAAACACCTGGTGATGTTAATGTAGCCATTTATTTTCCCCTTCTCGTAAAGTGATTATAACTGTATTTACCGTACCCTGTATAAAACCACGGTTTATAGCCATTAAATATGTATTTAATGACTTGACAAACTAAAGTTTTTTCCATATAATAGTAAAATATAACGAGAGGATATCCATGACTATTGATTACAAATTTAATGAATCAGAATTAATAAAAGAACTACAACAATATGTTGATTCAACATACGATCAACATTACAGTAAAAATAAATTTCAAGCTACTGAATTTATTATAGACGCCGGACATGGCGAAGGATTTTGTATTGGTAATATTATGAAGTATGCTCAACGATATGGTAAAAAGGATGGATATAATAGGAAAGATTTACAAAAAGTTTTACACTATGCATTAATTGCCTTAAGTGTACATGACATGAATCAGTCATCCTGACCAGTGATATGATACCTATTATTTTTCTCGTTGGTGTTAACATCTTTAATACAAACATTATTAAATTGTAACCATGTTTTAATTAGAGGATTTGTCCATCTTATACCGCCAACATTTGGTGTTTCTTTTACACTTGTTACCATATCTTCGGAAAATTTTTTTTCAAATTGATAACTGAATTCATCCCAACTTGTTTTAGGATCACTTTGCATTTTATTAAAATCTTCAGCCATCTTATCAACAATATATTTAGATTGCCATTTATTCCTACAAACTAATCCTTCTGTTTGAGTAAAGAAAACCGGATAAAAGTTTCTATCACGTATTAGTGAAAATACTTGTTCTATCCTGCCATATCCGCGATTTATGTTTAAATCATCAAAGAACAATAACCCATTTTCTTTACATAATATATTGTCTACAATATAATGTAAATCATAAGAATCAATACTAAGATCAATTCTTATAGCATCAATTTTTCCAATCTTGTCTTTACAGTTTTTACGTTCAAATAGCTCTTGACTGTAATAACTACTTTGATATTCTTGGACATTCTTACACATTTGTTTAATTGATGCTGTGTCTGTTGCGTTAATGTCTACAATTTTAAAATGAAAATGATCTCCATATAATTCAAGAATATCTTTTCCGTAAATACTTTTAGTATTTTTAAGAATATGTTCACTCATTTCATGTTGATTTTTTGGCCAAACAAAATCCCAATGCTCAACTAACTTTTGCTGGGCCCAACTAAAATTTTCTACTAGATAATAAGTATCAAATATTCTACTACCAGCTATATATTGACTAGTAAATCCCCAACCGCCTGCACTGGCTCCTATTTCCATTAAAGCATTGGGATTTCCATACTTTAAAGCCAATGCACTAACTATTATGTCTTCTGGATTTGACATACAGTTAGTTTGTTTAAGTACGTTTTGTATATTTTGTCTGCTTAGTTTATCCAATGGTAACGTAGCCTATACTACTTTCCCCTGAAGCAAATAATCTTAGATCTTGTTCTAGTTTTTCAATACTGGCTTGTGCATCAGCTCTTAATGTTTCTGAATTAAGACTTGTTCCGCCTTGTGGTCCTGCAATAGTATTGAACTTGCCACGTGCTTCTGCTAACATAAGTTTTGCATGTGCCAACGAATATTCTTTTAACCACGGACCTGCATAGATATCTGTTAGTAAACTTTCATCATCTACATGTTTGTATACCCAAAGCACAACATCTGTATTTGCCTTAGGTTTTCTGTGTATTGTAAGTTTACTGTTTCGTATATTCCATGTAAACAGATATTCACTACCAAATAATTTGCCTAGTGTTTCTCTATGTTGTTGCAGAGCATCAAATGTTGCTAGTCCGCCTGCTCTACCACCTGCAAGTAGATATGTGTTTAAATATGCCGCCTCAAATGGTTCAAAGTCGTTGCCTGAACTGGCATTTGTACCGCTTGTTCTTGTGAGAACATCACGCACTTCAACTATTTCAGCAGGTAATGTGTATTCTTGTATATCTTCTTTAAGTTCTAAAAATACATAGGCTTCTTCAACTGAGTTTTCACTGCGTT